GCACCGTCACTTATAGGTATTACACTGCCTGCATTATAGTTATGCTTTAGTACGAGGTTATCTGTTACTATACCAGGTGTTGTAAGCTTCTGAATAGATAGGCTATTTTTTAATCCTAAAGGCATATATTAACCTCTGTATGCTATAACTTTTCCACTAACAAGTGAAAAAACTGAGTATCTACCATAAATAGTAAGCCCTGCTGGTATTGTAAAGTCAACAGCATCTGCCATTGTATTAGCAATATCAGTGCAATCACTAACATCTACTTCAGAATCTTCAATCGCTGTAATAGCAACAAAAGGGCCTGTATGTTGTGCTGAATCGTCTATAAAAACTGAACCAGCCTGACCTAAAGCAGCATTATCAGCTTCTTGTTCTGTAAGGACTTGTAATCCTGTCTCTGCCATTATTTCTCCTAATTTGTATGTGCTAACGTAATGGTTAACATGTTAGCACAGAACTGTTTTGTTAATCTTTTATCCAATTAACAGTAGTCGGTGTAATTTCATCTACGGTCCACACTACATTATTAATTAAAATATCTTTTGTCCATGTAGTCGCTGTTGGCATTATGTACTTGCAATAAATATTTCTAAATCACAACTACCAGTATTAGCATCAGCTTGTACACTTTTTAAATCACCCAAAGCCACATCTGAATTAGCATCAGCGTTTTCAGTAGCATTCATAACGTCTACCATACCACCTGTATTATCAGCATTCCAAATAAAAGATTGGCCAGCGTCTAATTTAATGGCACATTCATCGTTGTTTTCATTTTTAAATGTTAATGTTATAAAATTAGTATCGTCAAGATTACTAAATCTCATGTATTTAACATTAGCAGGAATGTATTGTCCTGCGGCTACTACAGTATCGAATGTAACTATAGCTGCCTCTGTTGTTGTTATTGTTTCAATTCTTCTAGTTACATTACCTATGCTAGAAAGAGAATAAGATTGAGAACCTCCGTAATCCCTTCCGTCCAAAGTCAAAGACTCTTTTAAGGTAATTGTTAACGTAGAAGCTGCGAATGAACTTTTTCTACTCATGTCTTACTCCTTTATTTTATTTAATATATTATCTATAGCTTCACCCTTATCCATACCTCTACGCATAAGAACTATAATTTGATTAGCATACTTTTCTGCTTTGGCTATTTCTAATTCACCTTTTTTACTTTCTTTATATCTTTTAGTTAACTCTTCTCTAATAACTTTTGTTTCTTCAAACCCTTTATCTTTTCTGCCTTCTTTATACACAACAAACTCTTTAGGGTCTATAAGTTCATAATCTCCATATTCACCTTTTTTAAATAACTCTGGGGCAATTCCAAAAAGTTGAGCTTTTTTAACAGAAGACTGTATAGTTTTAATCGTTTTTATTTTAGCAGCATCTGGCAATTTACTCCAAGAGCTTGTTAATTGTCCAGATTTAGATTTTACAAAGTAATTATTTTCATCAACTTTAACAACACCATCTTCCATCACATATTCACTAGCAAGCTTATCCTCTAAAGTTTTAAAAAATTCTCTCCCTGCCGCAACTTCTAGCAAAAAAGCTTGTTTAGGAGTTAACTGTAAGAACTGTTTATAATTTTTTATTTCAAAACTCATGTCACCAAGCTCTGGTGCTAACCTAATTATTTCATTAGCAACCGCATTATATGAATTGTTTTGTTCTCCCTTAATATTTCTTAATGCTAAAGTAGCACCTACAGGGTCAGGAATCCTTACAGGTTCACCAAATAAATTAACTTTAGGTACAGCAGTAGTGTTATCAATATATCTAAATTCTGTTAATAATGAATTGTACCAGTTGTCAAGTTCATCAACTCTCCATTTTTCTCTGTAAGGGTTTTCATACCTAATATCATCTTTAATTTTACCACCTTGCATAATAAAATTAGGAATAGCACTACTTAAAAGTAATCTATTAAAATAGGTAACAGGGTCTTTACCCCTTTCTCCACCAGTAGTTAAACCTTCTACAAGGTCTAACAAATCATCCGTTCCTTGCATAAAAGGATTTTCTTTAAATTGTTTTATCCAAGCCTTTAAAACCGCCGCACTTCTGTCTTGGAAATTTTCATCTTCATTTTTTTTCCAGGTGGCAGAAATGTTCATTATTGATGCTAAAGGCTCAAAACCAACTGTGCTAAAACTTTCTATTTCACCATCCCTATTTTCCCACCATATTGAGTTTGGCTGGTAACCAAGCTTTTCTTTAAGCTCTCTAACAGGTTTTTCTTCTTCTGCCCAGTCACCTTCGTAATTATATTGACCATCACCCATCATTTGATTCATCCACCACATAACAGTTGTCCCTACAGCAACTCTGGCAGTTTGGTCAGAAAATGCCCCCCAATTTCCTTTAGAAAAACCTTCTTTAGCAGCTTTAAAATATTTTGGTGTTGCCAAACCTAATGGAGTCATATTATAACCAACCTTCATTAAATTAACACTTGTATTAAAGAATGGAAATATTAATTGAACCCCTTCTGTGCCTTTACCAGTTCTTATCCTGTTAAACATTTTACCCCAAGTACCTAACTGTTCTTGGAATGTTATATACTCTGCACTTGTTTTAGCCTGCCTTACCATATCAGCATTTGGGTTAGCAATAAGTTCTTGAACTCTACTTTTATATTCTTTGCCGCTTAATTTTTCAGATTTAGCTATCCTATGTGCAAACTCATGTAAAAATCCATTTTCAGATGGTTTTCTTACCATAGCATCAAGTAATACTTGAAGTCTTTGAGGTGTTGTTATAATTTTTCCAGCTATTCCACCTATTCGTGGTTTGCTGTACCAACCTTCATTTCTTGCTATTGCTGATTCTGCTATTGCTGCTTCCTTACCAAACAAAATATCTTTTAATAAGTTAGGCATACCTTTTGCGCTAAAAAATCCTTCAGTAAAATGTAAAGCATCTGACGCTTTTCTGTTAGCAAGAGGGTCCCATTTACCACCCCTTATACCATGGTCAAAATATGTCAAAGCCTCATTTATAGCACCTGACAATAATTTGTTTGGCATTTGTATAGCTAAATTAAAAGTGTTACCAGCCATACTTCTTGTTAATGAACTTGCCGCTGATAATAAATTATTTCTTCTAAATTCTACAATCTTTTGCATAATTGTAGCTGGTTCTGATTCACTAAATATAGAATAAACCGCAGACAATTCATCTTTGCCAAGCATTGTAAGATTATCTATATTTACTTTACCACCGTTAATTTCTATTTGCATAGCATTTAAAGTACGACCAGCGTTAGAACGTATAACATGGTTAGCACCTGCTACTTTTTTTATAATGTTACCTAAAGCGGGACTAGGGTTCGCTGTATATTTATTTATCATTTCTACAAGTAAAAACTGCGCACCAATTACATCTGTAGGGTTAGTCCTTACCATGGTATTTATATCACCATTTTTTAAATAAGCTCCATTATTATGCCCATCTATTAAAATTCTATTAATAAGATTTTCAAAATTCTTAGGCTCAAGCGCTAAAGCCACTTGTTGCTCATGACCAATATTTTTTCTAACAAACTCAGTGTAACCTTTATCCCCTATTTCATCAAGTAATGTCCTTAATACACCCTGAGAGTCTCTTGGAAGTTTAGATAAATTAATATTACCCATATGATTTACAGTTAAACCTTTGTTTGGTTTTACTGGGTCGCCTTCAACTATAGGCATTTGTTTTGTTGTAATTATTTTCTTATTAAAACCATCCTTCATTGCCTGAGCATCAATCTTATTAAAATCACCATTCTTCCATGTTACTTGTGCATTATCAATAAAATCATCCCACCTTTTACTGTAGTTAGTTTTACTGTCAAATACGTATTTTACTTCTGTTTCAAGCATTTTATTTGTACTCTCATCGTAGTACCTAAAATTAACTTTCTTTCCATTTTGGTACATTTTCTGCATCATTTTTACGTTTATTGGGTCATTTATATTAGCCCAATCAATAGTAAGGTGACCTTTTTCTAATACTTCTTTCTCAAGAGCTAACCTATTTTTGGCACCTAAGCTTACTTCTTGAGTTATAGGGTCTACAGGAAAATCTCCTTTTGAACCAAAGCGCTCTCTCCAATTAGCCATATCTTTTGCAGAAGAAAAGAAATTTGTATTTGTAGCATCAAACTCACCAAATCTGTCCATATGCTCTACAACAGAAGATACATTATTAGAATTATTTACTCTTTTTCCAGCTATATAAGCAATATGACCATCTGCTGTTGTTATCTCAGTGTAAGCAGAAGTTGGTGGTTTATGGTCAGTAACCTTATATTTAAAATTATTTATTTGAGGAGAATAAGAGAACACTTCTCCAAAATTATTTAAAAACGATTTTTGACCAAAGAATAAACTTATAGTTTGCAGTTCAGTAGCTGTAATATCACCAGTTAAAAAATTACCATTTTCAGCATTATTTTCATACCAACCCTTGGTATTTGCTCTGTGAATAGTTCTACCCTCTTTGCCTGCACTTACAATAAAATCATCTAAAAACTTTCTATTTATTTTAGCTATTTCTTCAGGCTTTAAATCTTTAATTTTGTTTAAATGTTTCTTTAGACTATACCCGTGAAAATTAATATCTTTCTTACCAATTTTGTTTAGTATAAACTCAACACCTTTTATGTCTGTTATTTCATTAGCAATAACGCCCCATTTATTTCCATTAGTTTGATAATTAAATCTATCAGACTCTTTTATAAATGTTTTAAAAACTTTACGACTAACCATTGGAGATGTTTTTTCAACCATAAAGCTATTATCTTTAGGTTTAATAATTTTGCTCTTAACGTAGCTTAAAAGTTTTGGCGCCCATACCATTCTTTGGTCAGCATATCTACCAAAAGTATTAAAAAATGCGTTTTGCATAGCAGTTTCTGAAAACAAAGCTGGGTGAGCCGCCTCAGAAAATATTGACAACCCATCAATAAAACCCTGAAACTCTCCTTTAGGACCAAATCCGTTACCACTTTTACCGTGATGAGTAAAATCATGTATAGCTCTAAATAAATCATTGTAAGTTAGCTGTTCACCTTTAGAAGTTTTTAAGCCACTTTGTTTTAGCATAGGGAAAAGTTCTGTTATAACTGGATGAAATTCACCTTTAGCATTTAAAGTAGGCTCTTTTCCCATTTTTCCAGAAACCATAAATTTTTCAGGTAAGTTTTGAGCTTCGATAAATTCATTAACTGTTATATTCATATTCTCAACAGGACCAAAACCAGTTGTTGTTTGCCTTATATATAAATGACCTTTAGCCATATCTTTGTGCATTTCTGCAGAATTTTTATAAGGTTCGCCTTTACCTTTCCATAGCTCTACCTCAAAACCATTTTTCTTTAAAATTTCGTAAGCTTTAGGTAGTTCTTTAGTAAAAGCATTGTAAGATTCTACCATAGGAGCATAATCTGATTTATGCTCTAATTTATCAAAACTTTCTGCTAACTTCTGCTGAAGTTTTGGAAACCAAGGTTCGTTTCCATTTATAGTAATATAACTGTCTTCTACAAATATGCCATCTTTTAAATTGTTAAGCTTTATTTCTTCTGACACCTCAAATAATTTTTGATTAGGTTTAGCAGTGTATATATTTCCAGCATCGACAGGTTGTTCAAATTTACCCCTACCTTTTCCAGGCTTAGGTGCTAAATCTTTACCAGGAAACTTACTAGTGTAAGTTTTAAATTGATTATAATAATCAACCATTTTGCCGCCAGTAAATAAATCTTTATCCATTTTTTCAAGTTTTTCAAACCAATTAAAAACATCTACTGCGTTATCTTCTTTTAAATTTCTCCACCCATATTGAGAGCCAGTATACACATATTCATCTTTTGCTCCAGCAACATCACCATATTCTGGCATAATTTTTTTAGCAGTTAGCAACCCATTCAATGCTCCGTGACCACTTTTATCTAATTTTTTACCTGTGTATCTTTCTACCATAGAATTATTAACAGGCGTTTCTTTTAATACGCCTGGAACTTTATCACCTTTAACAGAAAAATAATTTATTTCACCCCCTTCAATTTTAATACCTGATGGTAATTCTCCTATATGGATTTTACCATCTTTAGACACCCTTATATACGCCCAATCTTTTACATTAGTTCTGTAGTCACTTTCTATTATGAGGTCACCATCTTTTTGGGTTGAACTTCTCATTTGTTTATTAACCTCAATCTCACCAATTCTACCTTTATTAGCAGATTCTAATTCTATATTTTTTTGCTCTATTTTCTTTGTAACATTTTTAATGTTTATTTCATTTTTAAAAGTAGCACTTAAACCAGCAACACCAGTTTGACCCGTACCTTTTTGTTTTATTTCTGTAAACTTATTTAAATCTGAATTTAATGTTTCTATTTCACTTTTTAAATCTTTAACTTGATTTTTATAATAACTTTCAGCATATTTTGGAGAAGGTTCTATAATGTCAAAAGTTACGTTGTCTAATTTTTTCCCTGTAATTGTCTCTATTTGTGGGACAGCGCTGTCTTGAAAACCATAACCTTGATATTCCATTATCTTAGCGTTTTGAAAAATTTCTTTAGCCATACCTGGCTCTTTTAGTTTTGCAGGCACATTAACATCTTTTACGAAAGCTGTTTCAAACTCTGCAAAGTTTTTATAATGTTTAGCATTAATTTTGTAAATATAGTTGTTTACATTTTCACTTATCAAAGCAGGTTGCTTTAACCTGTAATTAGGTTTAACACTTCTTGCAACATAATCCCAAGCAGTTTCTGAAGTAGGCAATGTATAAGTTTTTCCATCTCTACCTTTAAATGTAGAATATTTAACTTTTGTGTTAGCACCGTGCTTACCAATAGCACCTGACATTAAAAGACCTAATCCATTTACAGTTTGCTGGTAAGTATAATCATAAGAACTTAATTCTCCTTCATCATATTGTGTCCTTACATCTGACAAACCTTTAATTGATTGATAGGTCCCATGCGTTGCAAGGCCTAAAAAAACACCCATTGTTGCAACACCTGCGGCAACTTCTCCATATAATGTTGGCTCTGCAACAGCACCTGCCCAAAGTGGTGCTGTATATTTAAAAGCAGCAGTTAATAAAGGTTTTGTTCCTGCTAACACGCCCATAAAAGCTACTCCATCAGCACTTGTAAAATGTCTAAAAGTATCATACATACCGTTTATTACAGCAGAAGGATGTGCTAAATTTTCACCAAACATTTTAACTAAAACTTCATCATCCATCATATATTCTTTATATCTATTTGCTTTAACTTTATCACCACCAGCAAGTTCTAATAGCTGTTGATTAACATAGTCTCCATCAGGGCTATTCCAGTCAAAATCTTTAAACCTTTTGTTGTGTCTTCTTAAATTATCAAGCTGACTACTTACATCTTTTTCTATATCTTCGTAATCAAAAAAATCAGGGAATTGTAATTGAAAACCTCTAACAATTTCATCTATTACAGGTTTATCACTTATTATAGCAGCCATTTCTGTGTTTGTTTTGTTTTCAATATCTATTACAGCGTCAATGTAAGCACTATCATCTAGCGTTAGCACAGCTTTAGCATAGTTCATAAAAATCTTTTTACCATCTTCGTCGCTTACATTAGCATTATTAATAATATGTTTATTTACATCAGTAATTAAGTTAGTGTACAGCTCTTTAGTGTCAGCATCAAAAACATCAGCCCAAACAGTTCCTTCTAACCAGCTTACATCTCCAAAGAGTCTTTGGTTAGGAATATTCATTGCTTTATCACCTATAAAAAACTTTTCATTTTTATCAAACTCTTCTGATAAAGCTTTAATCATTCCCTTGTCATTATTAATACTATACCCACGTTTTGATAAAGAGTTTTTAGCATTTTCTTTAAATTCTAAAGCATAGTTTGAACTTGTGCTAACAAAAGTATTATCATTTTTTACATTAAGAAAAGAGTAGTCATTTTTAAAACCTTCCTTGTGCATCAAGTCTTGAATTAATCTGCCACCTCTTTTCATTCTATTGCCAATAATGTTTTCAACAGCCATAGTTATATGGTCTTGAGTTTCCTCATCAATTACATCATCACTTTTTTTAGCATGAATATATTTAACTAAATTTTGAGTATCTTTTAAAGCTGCGGCTGTTGCAGTATCTTCTTTCATTTTTTGTTGAGCAATAATAGAAAAAGGGTTAGCTTCTTCTGGCTCAATAACAGGGTCGACATTAACATTTTGCGTTTCGGGTGCGGGTGCTTGAGAAGATGAGACGTTAACATCGACCCCTGTAATTTCTTCCTGAGGATTAGGGTTAGGTAAATCCAATTTCATGTTTGGATTTTTTATAGGATAACCAGATTCATCTAAATAGCTATCAGCCATTACTTACTTTCTATAAAATCTATTCGTGCTGAAGAAGGGTCAACTGTCTTGTCAGATACTACTGGTGCTGTTAAAAATTCTTTTTTACCATATTTTAATTCATCAAGATTAACATCTAATTGTTCAACAAGGTAATCTATAGTAGTATTTAAATCCTCTAGTCCAGATATAAAGGATGCGTGATAATTTTGTGGCTCTTCAAGAATACTATCAATAGCTTTGTTAAATTTATTTATATCCATTCCTGTAGCCTTTTGTATATCAGAACTAACGTGACTAGCTGCTGCATATTCTATAAATTCATTTCTATCTTTTATTTGTTCAATAGTCCAATTAACAGCCTCAGTTTCTCCAGTAGCAAAAGCTACATACCTGTCTCCTGTCGGACCACCACCTGGAACTAATTTAAATTCTAAAGGCACAGCGTTCCATTGCGTATCAAACCCTGTAACATCTTTCATAATTTTAGCATACTTACTCACCAAGTTTTGATATTCTTTTTCAGCTTGAGCGTCAAAAACAATAATGGGTGAATTTCCAAGCTCTTCTTTTAAAAAAGCTTTTAAATCTGATGTCCCTTCATTTTGAGCTTTAAATCTACTCCATAAAATAGAAGCGTCATATTGGTTTAATTTCTTTTTAAGTCTATCTAATTCTGATTTTATAGCAGGGTTCTGCGTAATAAGTTTATCTTCATTTCTAAATTGTTCTCTTATTTGTTTTATATAAGTATTATAATCATTATAAATACCTTTATCCATTGCATTATTAAATAATCTTACATTATCTACAACCGTAGATTTTTCATTATCTTCTAATTTATCAAATATTTCATTCTTATATAATTTAGCTTCTGACTTTTCATTTTTAATATTTTGTTTTAGAAAAAAGTCGTCAACATTTTCAACTGGCGCAATACTGGCGGCCTGCACATTACCACCATTATCACCAATTATTTTTCTATAACCCTTTTCAGATTCTGTCATAAAAGAAATAATGTCTATGTCTTGATTTCCAATAAGCTCTGGGTTTTGGATAAGATTTAAAATTTCGTCTGATTTATTTATAGTTTCTGTTTGCCAGCCCTTTAAAGGTGAACCATCTTCTGCCTTAAAAGAAGATACTCTTTTTTTATATGCAGTAATCCTGCTTTTTAAATCCGTAGAAATTTCTTTAGCTGTAGGTTTTTCCGTTTCTTTTTGTTCAAGAGGTTTAGATGCTAAAAATGCTTTTACAAAATCTGACATTTTATAATCCTATCATTTTTAATAACTGCATGTAACTTCCGCCTTTTTTACCCATTGCTTTTTCCAATATATCCCCTCCTACCGTTTTGCCAACAGTACCTAACGCACTTCCTAAAATATCCATAAAACCTAAACCGCCTCCAGCTTGCTCTTTAGCGATTTTTAGTGAGTTTGCAAGGTTGTCTTTATTCATCTGTACAGTAGAATATAATTGATTTAAATTTGTTTCTACATTTTCACCAGTAGTAGTTGCACCCAAATTAAGACCTGATATTTCTTTCAATAAATTAGCTACATTTGCTTCAGTTTGAGCGCCCATTTGAGTTCCAACAGAGCTTACATCTTCAACAACTTTCGATGTTGCTGAGGAAAGTTCCCCTGGGCTAGCTCCGCCAGCAAGTAAAGCGTCTTGAAGTATTTTTGCACTCGTGCTAACATTTTGACTAGCTTCTAATTTAGCTAACTCACCAGTTTTTTCCATAGCCTCTGCACCCATAATAGACTGAGCCTGTATTTCTTTTTTCATTTTAGCTTCAGCTTCTAAACCTTCTTTTTTAGCTTTATATTCACTTTCAGTTAAAAATATACCATCATCACCATAATTATCTTTACCCCAAGATATAAGGGTTCCACTACTTTCAGAAGTTGAAACTTTTTGCATTCCGCCCCACTCTTCACCAATCCTACCATTTCCAGTGTAAGCAACCTTTTGGCCATCTACTTCAAGGATATACCCTTGGTGAGAACGACTTCCAACCTCGTATGCAGATTTACCATTAACTTTAATAATTTTAACTGTTTGACCTTCTGTATTCCTAAAGGTATCGACTACTGATGTTTTTTTTGAACTAAATCCTGCCATATTTTCTCCTATTGCTTACCACTGTAAAAGCCCTCAATGATAATGTCTTCTATTTGTAAATCTATTAAAGAACTGTCTGCGTTCTGAACCAATTCATATTGAAAAGTTTTACCTTCTCTTTTGATTGGTATTTTTCTATTTTTTAAAGTGTTATGAGCAGGCAATAAAATTTCACCCACTTGATTACCGTCTGTGTAGACTTTTAATTTTATATTTGCGCCAAATTTATAGGTTATATACATATATTCTATGTATTTTCTTTGCGAAGGGTCGTCAAAAGTATGATTTTTTGATTTTATTTGGAAAGGTGACTCCTTTAAATGCACAACACTATCTGATGTAACTTCATTCCCGTTGCTATCATTAAATGTACTAGGAACTCTTGAAACTTTTATACCATATACAGTTTGACTTAGATACTCTAAAAACCCAGTATCACCAATAAAAAAACTCCCAATTTTTGATAAATTGTTTGGCGATTCAGAATCGTCACAATTTTCTTCAATCCAAGAATTTCTATCAAAACTGTAAATGTATCTTAAGGCACTTTGAGCATTTTGTTCCGAAGTATCAGGAATAAATACAATATTATTTTTCTTAGGTGAATAACTTAAAATAGGATTTTTGAAAGTTAACTTTTGATAGGTATCTAATATAGGTAAAGAAAGTTGTTGACCTTCAGGTAACAAAAAAATACCAGATTCATTTGCTACACACACACCTTTAGACGTGCTAACGACAGCACTTTTCCATTTAGTACCCATAGATGTTAGCACACCTACTTCATTAAAAGATTTAGATGGGTCACACAAAAAAGTGTCGGATTCTTTAACTACAAATAAAACTCCATTAAAACCCTCTAAAGCAACTATAGGGTCAGCGTCAATTTTTCCTATTGTCCTTGAATTTGCCAAAGTAAATTCGTCAAATTTGTAAGGTGAAGTCCATAAAATTTTACCTCTTTCATTTACAGTCTGTTCATTTTCGTCCATAACATCTACATTACCAATAACTGATATACCAGAAATTTGAGTAGAACAAGACCATCTAACGGGAGCAAATCTATCTTTGGATGCTCTGTCAAGTCTATCCCTGTAATTTATACCTTTAAATCCGTAATGAGGTATTCTTCTTGTTCCAATAACATCTTGACGAGGCAAAAAACCTTCTATAAAATATCCATAAGTACATGCGCTAGGATTATTGAGATTAACATTACCAAAACTACCATCAGTATCAATAGGGACTACATAGCCTTGGCCAATACTAACGTCAGTAACACCAAAACCGTGCATAGGTGGATATGAAAGAGCAAGACCTGCATCGTTAGCTAAATATTTTGTTCCGCTCATAAAAGTTTTAGCAGGAGGGAAAACGCCACTAGAAGGAATTGGCCTAAAGCTAGTATCTACAGTTATCATGTCATCAGTATAATCACCATTACTTATATCAGCTATTTTATACATGCCATTAACAGAAAGAGAAGTGTCTGCTGTAGCTACAAAAATAAAATCTCCTTCTTTATAACCAAACCTGCCAAGCCTTACATTATTTATTCCTATTTTTATTGTATTAGCTGTACTGTCAAAAGTTAAATTTCCTAAAGTTTCTCCAGTAGATTTAGTATTTAAAGCAACACCTCCAAAAAAAGCTGTATCTTCTGTTGTACTTTGCCACCTATCACTAACGGTATTATTTAAAGAACCATTTGTAAGGTCTCTTTTGTTAACACTACCATAGTACGTAGTATGGATTAAATCAGTAGTATAATTCATTTGTATTTGAAACTGTTTACCTACCGCAGATGTTAATATTATTGTATCATTAGGACAAGCTACTGGGTTTCTTACGGTAATTGTTGGGTCTGTACCTGTTGGGTAACCCGTGGTGTTATTATCTTGGGGGCTAAGCACTACTCCCCATCTATTACATAAAGACCAATTATAGGTACTAGTAGAACCACCATCCCCAAGTCCAGTACCTTGATTACCTATTGTAAATAAAGGTGAACTAAATGGAGTTTCAATCCAAGCACCAGTATTACCAGAAAAAGCTTGATTTTCTTCATAAAAAGATGAAGTGTCAGCTTGACTTTGATGAGTAAAAGCATTAGTTTCGTCATTTTGTAAAGTTTCAAACTCTCCAACATCCGTATAAGCTTGGTACGATTTTTTCATTAAACTAACTGGTGAATCTACTAAGCATGTATTTATATCATAAGAATTAACAAGATAAAAATCAGTTTCACCTTCAGGATTCCAATATAAATTAATTCCTGTAATCCTACTGTTCCAGTCTTCAGAAGAATTAGAACCATTATCTTCCATTTTTACATCTACAGCCTGAGTAGCTGTAGGACTGCCATCTAAAGTTCCAGAACCATAAAAAGAGGCTTCGTCAAAAAAACTTACAAATCTTTCCGCAGTTAAACCTTCTCCTGCATTCTGTACCGAACCAGGAACTACTCCTGGAAATACGCCTGTTTTTCCGCTACATGTTCCTGTATTTATTATATCTAATATTTGTTGACAAGTGAAAGTTCTGCCTCCACCATTGTCACACTTTAATTTTATTTCAATCTCACTTCCATCTCTTATCATTGCAATTTCAAAAGTGTTAGCACCCATTGTTCCAACATCAAAACCTGTAGTAGTATGCTCTATAGTAAATCTTATTAATTTACCTTTTAAACCTAATCTCTTATTTGTTTTTAACTTTAAATAATGAACATCTCCACTAGCATTTAAAATTGCGCTTATATTACCAGTGTCTTCCCTAGATGTGCAAGATTTTGCCCCTGTATTTACAACTATAGATACAGCCCTAGCTGGTTGCGTCTCTTGAACAAAAAATATATCATCACCAGTAGAGGTTCCCGCATCCCCTGTATGTTCTTGAGGTGAAGTTCCTAAAACTCCCCTCATGACCGTAACAACATTATTACTAAAACCTCCAGCAAAACCATTTTGCCCCCTAATAACATACATTTTTTCAGAATTTATACGTATGACTTTACCAATCAAACTTTGTAAATCGTCTCTGGTATCAAATTCTAAATAATTTTGAACTTTATTTACATCTTCATGTATTTTTTTAGAAAACATTGTGTCTTCTTGTTCTAAAACTATATTAGGGGGTTTATAACAAGGAAACCCTGAAATACCTAAGTTACCAAACTCATCCCTAGAAAGCTCAGATTCGCTTGCATAATCATAAACATAGGTAACAGCATATCTGTCTTTTTCGCTAAATGTTGTTCTTGAATCAGTATCTGGCCACACCATAGCGTCTAAACAAAAATTACCCCACCAATCCCTATCAGTATCTTCCCATACATCTCCTGTAAATCTTCTAGTATTTAACCAAGGGTCCTGCACAAACACCCCAACATCTCCTACATTTTTACAAATATTATCTCTATCTAAATAGCTAGTAAGTTTTACATTTGCAGGAGGTTTTATATGCTGGTCGTAAATTTCCCATTTGTTAATTTCTTCCGCCTGATTAGGTTTTGATGGACTTGGAGCCATCATATATAATTCATTACCATCTGTATTACTTGTTGCATCTTTTTGACCAAAAACATTTCTTTTTATATGGCCAAACCATTTAGAAATATTATTTGTATTCATATTTGAGTCAGATATTCTTACAGAGCCATTCCCAACAAAAAAATCAATATCAATATCTTCAGTAGGGTCTATCACCCAGCCAATATCATCAGACCACCATTCCCAACTATCTGCAAGCAAAACGTCACTATCTTTATCAGTATCAGATGCCTCATGTATTAATATACCAATATCAGCAGTATCTTTTACCTGTACAAACATTAAATAATATGTTCTACCTTTGTTTTCTGGGACGTTTGGGTTTTTAGTAATTGTCCATGAACTTTTATATAAAATTACATATTCTTTTCCGTTAGTAGGAATTTCTGCATTAATAAAGTTTTCTGTAATTCTTATATCTTTTGCAGATTTTTTTATTTTTCCAGGGAAAAAATTAGATAAGTTTTTGTATATTAAAAATACATCAGATGGAATATCAAGCTCACCTAAATAAGTCGCAAAACCTTTAGCAAAATTAGCTACAGCTTTTCTAAAAGGTTGTCTAGGCATTTAAAAATCCCTGTGTGTGCTTTGAATAATTTCTTCTCTTATAATTTTACTACCCATGCTAATCTCTTCTTTCATTTTTTCCCATTCTTCTTTATATAATGGGTATAATTGTGGTGCTAATCTTTTTACTAATTGCAAAACAGCATAGGCTACTAAAGCTTCTTGATGTTCTTCTAATATAATTTTATTAGGTTCGTCATCTCCCTTTTCCATATCTGGAACTTCAGCAATATAATGTATTCTTATTTTTTTAATTTCTGTAGGTGTAGGATATATACCAATAACATCATTACCCCATTGATAATAAAATTTACCTGTATTAAATAAATTATAATCTTTTACACTCATTATGTTACATCCAATTCTATTATATCATTATAGTCAACAACATCTATTTTGTCACCATCGTAATCAACTCTTAATATGTTGACTAAATCTGAAGGTAAATTATATCTTTCTTGGTCTTTAACAGAATTTGCTGAAGCGCTGACTCTATTTAATAAACCCATTTTATTTATTTTTTTTTGCGCTCTATTTATATAAAAATCAATTTCTTGGTCACTTACAACCTCTCTATCAATATTACCTAAACCCATTCTTACTAATTCTCTTAATTCTTTTAATTTCATTTAAATCCCTTTAGATTTTAACTCGTTCAATGCAGGTTTAGACTCGTGTGTTTTTTTATCTTCAGGCATATATTTTAAATTTAAAGCTTGTAAATCTAGCAAATATTGTTGGAAATATATTTGAGACTCCTCTTCTTTTCCAATAGATATTAAGCTTTTATAACAAGCATAATCAACAACAAGCTTTTCTAAAGATTCTGGTAAATCACATTCAGTAGTACCCACAGTTTGAGGTTTTTTAATATATATTATTTCTGCATCTACAAGAACATTTACAGAAATAGGTAATTGTATTTTTCCATTAAAAATTGCATACCATTTATTACCCTCTTCAGGATTTTTTGTTTTACTATAAAAAGGATGCCTATCATCTTTTATATCCATTAATAAATCATAAGGAATTTTTTCAGCTCTTGTAATTCTATCCCCTGCAATTCTAGTCATATATCTTAAAACTAAAGGTCTTAAAAAGTTAGTAGGAGCAGTTAACTCAGTAGATGATGAACTTGTTTCAATCGTAGCATCTTCTACCATTTCTGTAGCCTCCGCCATTAATAACTGGTCATTAGATTTGTTTGTAACATCTAATTGACCTTCTTTTATCCATTCCATTATATCTGAAAAAACTGGAGGTTCCATCTCAGTATCTGATATTGTTACTACACAACCAGCAGTATTGGAAGACTCTACAGTTCTAGCACCAATCAATTCTACAGTAGCACCACTAGGAGTGTTTGCTGTAATACCTTGAGCTACACCAAAACCTGAATCTATAGATGCTTTAAAAGCAGTAGCCATAGCATTAGCTGTTGTAGAAGCTCTACTTACATTAAATTCTGCTGCTGCTGGAGTTGCTCTTAATATTAATTTAATACCATTAATAGTAATTGTATCAGCATCGACAGTATTGGTTGTAAATGTTAAACTGTGACTTCCTTGAGAAAGACCTAATTTTCTTTTTACTTGAGTAGCTAAATTGTTTAATGTTGCCATGTTTCCCTTAAAATGTAGTTAGCATGCTAATTGCTTAGCATGCTAACTTTGATTATTCAGTCAGACGATTAAGTCATGCTCGTAGCAGCAGCTACATTTTCTATGACACCAAAATCTTTACTGTTAAATTTAGATTTTGCCATTTCATAAATAATGCTTGCTGATACACTCAACTTATTACCTCTGTCAACTGTTTCTTCATGCCATGAGTGGTCACCACCAAATGCAACTAACCCAGCTTGTGCGCCCATAAATAAATTTCTATTAGCGTTAATTGAGTTAACTGTCATTTTTTGTATTCCATCATGCTCATGAACAACAACACCATCCCACATACCTAATGCACCTGAGAATAAAGGATTGTCTCCACCTCTTGGCATTGCGTATTGTTGTGCGTTCTGCCATGTAGAATCATTTTTTAATTCTCTAGCAGTTTCAGGGTGAACGATAAGAACATAATAATCTTTACCGCCAACTCTGATTGGTCGCATTTTAGGGTCAATTAATTTAGCCTTTGCAGACATAAAACTAATTGTTTTTGGTGTTAATATATCAGCAACAGCTAATGATGATGCTGGTGTAGTTTGTTTAATTGTACCACCATCATTCCATACTAGATACGTACAGTCTGTGCCAAATGTATAAGTTGCAACACCTGAAGAATTAGATGCAACACCTGATAAAGTGTCAATCATATCTTTTTCCATAGTTTCAGCAAACCAGATTTTTAATGAGTCTAGTGCTTCTTTACGGTAATCAATTAAAACTTTTTTATTGTGCATTTTACCTGTAGATAAAACACCTTGTCTTAATTGGTCTAGTGTTATTGTTTGTGTGTAAGTGTCCATTGTCACTTCATTACCTGCTAATGTGCTATCTCCAGTAATACCATCACCTTCAATCTTCATTTTAAGACCGATAGTAATATCTTTACCTTTTGCAGCTTTTAAGTCTGATAATACATGAATCGCAGAACTTGAACCACCGAAAAAACGAGAAAAATAAGTATCATTTTTCGCTTCAGTGAACAGTTCCTTGGACCATCTTGATACCTCAAGACCTGAATTCCATTGAACTTCAGCCATTTATTTCTCCTTTTTTATAGTGCTTCGACGTACTCAACAACTAGAGTTCCAGCTCCAGCTGTTTGTGCGCCAGCGTTTGTTAATGTTACATAACTATCTGTAATACATAAATGTCCAGCGTAGTTATTTGATGCGTGTGTAGAGGCGTCTGCTCTTGATATTCCAACAGCTTTAGAGTCTTTTGTAGACCCGTCTATCAGAATGTCAAGGTTTCCATCAGTTCCTGCTGCTCCAGAGACATTGGATATACCAATATCAACTAAGTTTGAGAAAGCTGTAGAGACAACCCAGTAACAATTAGTAACAGCACAACCCACAGGGAGTTTTGCTAAAACATACGTATCACCACTAGTAGGGATGTCAGTATGTGTTAGCTTAATTGCTACATTGTTTAACGGGCTTCTTTCGCCAGAGTTCACAGCACCAAGTATCGCATTTTTTGGATTTACTCCATCAGCTGCTAGCATACTATTGTTTGCCATTTTTTGCTCCTTTAATTAATTCCAAGTAATTGGTTTCTTTTTTCTTTAGGAAGTTTAGCCCAGTCTTCAAAATTCATATTATCATAGTCTACGTTGTCTGATTCAGACGAATTTACGTTTCCTAATCCTTTTTGAACTTTTTGACCTTCAGAGACTTTTTCCATAGTAGTTGTATCTACTTTTTCATCAGGCTCTGATGTGCTAACTTCTTTTGTTTGTTTTGAAAATTGACTATAGTCACCAGTTTTCATAGCATGTAAATGCTCTAAATAATTAGTAACTTGGTCAACAGAATCGACTTTTTGAAGTTGAAAACCAGTTTTTTGACCGTATTCCGCTAATTCTCCAATATAAGTATCGGATTCAAGGTTGTGTGATTTAATAAATACCTCACTTGCCTCTTTAGCAATATCTTCTACAGTTTTTTTCTGATTTATCTCTTCAGTGGCCGCCTGCTTTTCCTCTAAAGCTTTTAGTGCAATATCTCTTGAAAGTTCTTTAATTCCGTCTTCCGTAAATATATCATACTTTTTATCAACTTTAGGCTCATCACCAGCCAGCTTTTTGTCGCCATATATATCAGATTCAGCATTAGGCGGTGTTTCCGCTTTTCTGCGAAGTTCTTCAATCTCAGCTTTATATTTGCCAATCTCTTCAGCCTGCTTCCCAGTGTGAGATGCTAAGTTTTTATAATCCTTAACCATTCTCTCTTGCAATTCATCTGCTTTATATGTTGTACCATTAATCTGGTACTCCTCCTCCTTACTAGGACTTTCCTCTGCTCTATCTTGTTGTTCGACATTTTCCGATGTATCGGCCTGAACGTCTTCAACCTCTTTAGTTTCGGCTTCCTTCTCAGTTGGTTGGTAATCAGGGTCAAGGTCTTCTGGAGTTAGATGAGAATAGCCTTCGGCTACTTCAGTCTCATCTCCTGCTCTTACTTCCTCTTCATTTGTTTTGTCCTGACTAATTTTTTCTTCTTCCATAATTTTTCTCCTTTAGGATTGCTATTCGCCCTGTCCTTGTTGATTTTCCATCATTTCCGTGGCCTGCGCCTGTTGTTCAGCTTGGCCTAATTTATCTAATATGTCCTGTTTTCCAGGGAAGTCAGACATGTCAACTATTGCTTGAACTATAGTCATAACTGCCGCTGGAGGCATGGCTGTAGCATATTGCAACAACTCTTTTGCCGACTGTACAGAAGCTATTCTAGCTGTTGGAGATGTTTCTCCCTCATCAATCTGTACATCATATTTCATATTATAAAACTTTTCTATTAACTCTTTTGTTGCTTCTACTGTCCAATTTGGGTCTTTTTTATTTTGTATTCCAACTATCTTTGCTATTTTGTTTGGGTCATAAAACTGCTGTATATTTGACAATAATTGTTCAGCGACTTGTATCTTCGCTGTATTTAAATTATCAAAAAGTTCCTGCATAGTTGTTAGACCTTGCTGAATCCTTGTTTGTGCAGCTATTCCGCTTTCACGAGCATTTGTTGGTAAACCTACCAAACTGTCATTTATTCCACTAATTGCTTTAGCATCTTCTTCAGCCTGTGCTTCTAACCACTGATAATGACCTAATATACCAATATAGTTAGCAGAGGAAGATTGTATTTTATCTTTTATATTTCCTCTTACACCGACCCAAGCCCCTGGAGTAGATAAAGCTTTAATTTGCTCTGCATCTACTGCACTCATTTGATAAAAGCCACCTCCTTTAGGCGCTCTATTTAATATGTCTGTAAACTGACTATGACGTTTATTTTTTTCGTCTTGTAAGTCTACTAAATTTTTTACTATACCAAAAGACTCCATTTGTTTCCCAGTGTCTTCCACATAAGCAAAAACTGGTACAATCGGAAACTTACCGTGCCTGTATGGTGATACTACTTGCTTTCTCATCATTAGATTTCCAGAAAAAACATCTTGATATATAACTGTTCTTGGAACCTTTACAACAATAAAGTTTTGTTCCATTCCAGCATCTCTTGATTGCTGGGTTAAGTTAGCAGCTGCTTGCTCCGCTTCTTCTTTATTTTTGCCAGCTTCATACATATCTCCTTGAGGAGTAGAAACATACCAACCAAACTCAGTCTTTTTGGTCCAAAGCTCTACAACTTTAGCTCTTCTCTTTTCGTTATCAACAAAAGAAGACCAATCATTTATGTTTGGATTTGTAGGATAATCATTTGTGTATTCAATAGCTGGATGAGGATATCTTTCGTCAGGTGCAAAATTAACCATCATAGCAATTTCTGCATTAGATTTACCCATAAATATATCTGGATAAAGTAATTTTAATTGACCTATAGTTAACCATTTCTGTCTTGACATATATGTCCAATCAGACATATCAAGCTCTTTACCATCTGGGTCTTTGTATACATTGTACACACTTTCATTTCTAACAACATTAGAAACTGTTAGCTCCCCAGGTAGCTGTTCAACAGAACAATCTATCCAACCTCTTCCGACAACAGATGCTGTTTTAAAAGCTCTTGAAAAAGCTTTCTGCAATCTTTTGTTTCTATCTTCATGCCTTAAAACAAGGCCAGCAATTCTGGCAAGATTTTCATCTTCAGATGCAACGGGGTAAACTTTATATCCGCTTCTAATTTGCTGTTCTAAACCAGCAACAGTATTAACCTTAGAGAATATAAAATTAAATGTTAAAGGCGGTCTTCCTTCACTTTCAAGAAGTGTTCTTTCTGCATCAGTCCATTGACCTGTTCCAGTGTAATAAGACATCCAATCTTTATATGCTTGTATGTCATTTTTGTTTCCAGCCTCAAGGAAAGAATAAACCTCCATAACTTCACGAAGCCTATTAGAATCGCTATTGTACAGTGCTGGTTTATATCCATCATCTTTACTTGCCATTATCTACCATCATACAAGGGAAAGAAGATGTTTTTTTAGATTTCTTCTTACCCATGCCTCTCTTTTTTTTAATTTTATCTCCACGCATTTTAGAAACCTGAAGACCTTCATTAAACATTGTTTCAGCCATTAAGCTTTATCGTTCATCATACCTGGTGAATTTCCACCTTTACTCATTGGTGATTTTTTTTTCTTTTTAGTAGTTTTCATACTTGTCATGCTACCGCCACCACCGTAACCTTTTTTATTTCCTGCTGGCATTTAATACCTCATTTTCTTGTCTTTATAGTTCATACCCATTCCAGTTTTGGAATTGATTTTTTCATTTTTAATAGAGCCAGAAGCGTAAGAAGTAACTGTAGCTCCCATAGGTCTATTTTTGTTTAGTCTGTCTAAGTTAGTAACAGATTTATCTGTCATCATTGGTTTCATATATTCTCCTATACGTCTTTAATTATTGCAGCGACAATCGCTTGAATTTTGTTACCACCAGTACCTGCGCCTGCTTTTTGCCCAGATATACCATGTAAATTACGAACCTGTAGCTCATTAAACTTTCCAAACCAAGATTCACCTGGACCAATCTCAACAGCATCAACAGTACTGTGAGCTACAGTACCACCGTCAAACAATACATATATACTGTCAGAAGTATTTGCTGTAGAACCATCATCTGTTTTACCTGTATGTTTAATATATATAAATTTAATTTTATCGGTAATAGCTATTGATGGCATTGTAGACCCTGCATCAACACCAGCAGCGGTTGTCCCTTTTTGTAAAAAAGTTTCTGTAGAAATTAAATCTGCGCTTGTTGTTGTTACATCAACAATCTTATAGTACCAACCTTCGCTAGAATCAGCGGGGGCATAAGATAATGTTTGTCCTGTAAGTGTTTTAGATATTTCATCTGGCAATATTTGTGCCGAAATGGTCATTATAGCATCATCTGCCATACAACTCCTTTATATAGGGCGTATTTTAACGGTTAACAAGTTATAACAAAAGTTTTTTATATAGTTTTCCAATTATCTTTCTTAATTTTTTTCTGTAGCCACTGGGGCGGTATTCTTTTAGCTTGCGGTCTAACCGATGTTTCAATGTGATTTATCATGTATCTAAGCGCATCCATTGAGTGGTCATTCTTTTTCATAGGTTTTTCTGATATATTCTTTTTATCACCACCATAATCCTCCCATCTATAATCTGTAACTTCTTCTATAAACGGGTCCATACATGCTCTATCAAAAACAAAGAACTTAGGTCTTTGAGTTGCATCGTCTAATTGCATATACTTAGCAACTCTGTCTATACCAGCAGCGACATCATTGTCAGCTTTTTCAAAATATATACCGTATTCTTCATATTGAGCGCCAATAGTTACATCAGTTGACATACCACCTCTGACATGCCATATACTTGGGTCAGCAAGCCATCTAGTAATTTCCTGCGTACCTACTTTACGCCATATCTCCTCAGCATGAAAATCTATCCATTCATCTGCTTTATAGTGCATATCATATAAATATATATCATTAGTATCACTTACTGCAAAGAAAAGCGCAGCAGTCGGATTTCTGTGTCCATGGTCCATAACAACATATCTGTGCCACCATACAGGTATCTCAAAAGGTTTAATTACATGTGTATTTTCATCAAAATCACTCCACACCAATCCTTCAAAGTTATCCCAAGAGCCAAATACATACCTACGTACCCACCTTTTAGGTTGCTCTAAACGGTCAACAATATAATCCCATGGCAAATAAGGATTAGCACAATGTAGTAATGTCACATCCTTTTGACATGTTGGCGCAGGCACATCCTCTTTCCATATAGTACCTTCTACAATCTTATAACCTTTACGACCACCACCTTTAATCCAACGTCTCCATACCCAGCTATGTCCATTTGGGTTAGCTGTAGCGAAGCTTCTCCTTGAGGCATTACGTCTACGCATCTGACCTATACAAGCAATCCATACATTCTCTGTTATCTCTTCAATCTGGTCAACAAAGACAGCACCAATGTTCATAGATTTCACTTTCTGCATAGCTTCACGTGATTCATCTAATTGCATATAAAAAATCTTACTATTGTTTAAAAACTCTATTGTTTGACCTTGTCTGTCGTGACGCTTTATTAACTTAGGGTCTATAATATCAAATAAAGATACTAATGTTGATTTTTTTAGAGAACCTAGAGTTTTACGCCCTAATAGTATTACGTTGTTAGGAAATGACACAGCCTCAATAATAACTTGTACCATAAGCCAGTCAGTTTTTCCCCAACCAAGAGAGCCAGCAGCAAGAACATGCTTTTCCCTACTATCTATAAGTTCTTTTTGGTTAGGCAGAGCATCTGACGGGTCTCCGTTAGCGTCTTTAAATCCTATATATATATCCATAAAGTCCCTTTTGGTAAATCAAAAAAATTTTAGAAGGCCTTTTGGCAATCTAACTTTATTATCGCTGTATAAATTCGTACTCGCCTTGGCAGGGTGGTCTGCCCCCCCGTTTATCGCTGTATTTTTATTATATTATTGATTAATATTTCACCCATGTTAGCACTGTTAGCACCGTATTACTTCACCTGTGTGGCTATCTCTGTAAAATTATTCTTTTTATTGTTGTTGACGGTATTTTTCTTCTCATCGTGGCGGGTATAGCCAACAACGCCATCACCGAAGGCAATGTTGACCTGTACATTAGCACCAACATTCTTACCTCTGTCAGCGTAGCGGTCTCTGTCTAGTGACTTCAATCTAAATAGCCTTTCTACCATGTTCTTAGGTTCCAAGGCGTTGGTCTCTGATACCTCTTCTAATTTGATTAACTCAACTCTATCTAATATCTTACGTACTTTGTTATAAGCTGTATTGAATTTCTTGTCTACTTTGAGAGCAACAGCTACATCAACAGCGTTGAAGCTTAGTGAAGCGGTGCTAACGCTTCCAGAAGCCAGCCAGTCAGTGAGAAAGTCAGCCTTCCATGGTTCAAGGTTGGCGGTGATAGCATTCAGGTCCTTTTTGGCGCTGATTTCATTGCTACGCAATATAGATTTGGTAGCTAGTTTTTCACTTGTTTCAGGTTTATCTTTATTTTTCTTCATAATTAGCATCCAGTTTAATGGTTAACACAATATAAACCAAGGTATAACTTCAGGACGGAGAATTACAATTAAATCATCATATCTAGGTTAAATAGTTACATGAATATGATAAATATGATAATAATATTAGGATATATAGTATAGATAGTATTAACTTACTCCGTAAGTCGATGGCACAATGCTACCGACGCTAAACAAACAAAACGTCGACGGTGACGTTAAACAATACAAGGAGCAATACAAATGAAAGTAACAGAAAAAAGAAGAAAAATTAACAAACTAATCAACGAGGGCAAAGTCATGGAACATGGCGCTGTCTCATCGAGGGCCAAAGTCATCAGAAACCTTAATTCTGACCAGTGTGATTCGATTTTATTGAGAATGGAAATACGTTACAGTGACTATCAGGACATACTAGAGAAGGAAGCTATAGCTACAATACCAGTGTCAGGCGGTATTGCTGGTGGTGACGGTGATAAGTCTCAACCTGAGCCTAGTTCTGACGGTGAGAGCGGAGATTCAAAGGCTGAGAAGCCAGTTCAACCTGATGCCATTGAGAAGCTGGCTGATGAGATACTGGGTGACATGAAAGCTGACGAGGATGCTCAGCTTAGCGGTGCTAACTTTGTAACTGACAAAGGTATGCTTTCAGTTACAGACACAGCACAAAAATTAGGCATGAATCAAATGAAAGAGATTATCGTGGGTCATGCTAAGGTGCTAGATTCAGTAATTTCAAAAGTATCTAAAGCTAGTCCTGATGCTGGTCCATCAACCATGGAGGTCAAGGTTGGCACGATATCAAAGCCTAAGACTGTAGAGGGTGTGCATCACCATCCAAAGTTTGCTGAGATAGTTGAGAAATTACAGCTGAACGCTGACCAGTGTGTCTACCTGTGTGGTGGTGCTGGTGCTGGTAAAACTACGCTAGCTAAACAGGTTAGTGAAGCTATGGAACTAGACTTTGGTTTCTTATCATGTACCGAAGGTATGTCTGAAGCGCACTTGCTGGGTCGTATGCTGTTTGATGGTCAGTATGTAGAGTCTGAATTTGTCAGGTTGTACGAGAATGGTGGTGTGTTCTTGCTGGATGAGATGGACGCCATGGATTCTAATGTTGCTGTGGTTATAAACTCAGCGCTTGCTAACGGTCACGTTTCAGTACCAAACAGAAAAGATAACCCAACAGCGCTACGTCATGAAAATTTCTATGTTATTGGTGCTGGTAATACTTGGGGTACAGGTCAGGGTTCAAATGTGTACAGTGGTAGAAATAAGCTTGATACAGCTACGCTGGATAGGTTTTGGGGTATAGAGTTTGACTATGACAAAAAGCTTGAGAAAATGCTATCTGTTGACTCTAAAATGTACAAGGCGCTGAACCTACTACGTAAAAATGTTAAATCTTACAGCCTGAACAGGGTTGTTGGAACACGTAGATTTGTAGATGCTGGACGTATTCATGCTAACGGTAAAGATGTGAAATACTTGCTTGACCATGTGACCACTGGCTGGACTACTGAAGAAATCAACAAAGTTGGTTTAGATGATATCATGATGACAGTGGAGGGTAAGTAACATGAGATTACAGGGACTAGCATGGGAGCCAGCACAAGCTGGTGAATATAGAACATATGATGGCAAGAAAGTCTACATTGCCAACGGTACAGACGTCAGGTATGTTAAGACTATGAACCGTAGTAATGCCACAAGCGATATGCCTAGACTGTTGCGCAAATTTGAGTTCAACAGTCAGCACGAGATGGTTGAATTTGTACGTGCTAATGATGGCCATGTTGATGATGGTTCTAACTGTCGTGATAAAATACATCGTGAGTGGAACGACCACGCTAGAGCCAACGGTGCTAATGAGTATGAGAAGCAAATGTACTATTATTATGGTGATGGTGACAGCTGGGCGTTTGGTAAGGCGGAAGCTAGCAATAGCATTGAGAAATGTGACAAGCTACTGACCGACGGTAAAACTACTCCTTCAATACGTAGAATCATGAATAAAACTATTAAACAGGTCAAGCTAGCTGGTGTTGATAAAATGCTGAATGAGCGCTTTGAATCTGTGAAGCGTAAGCGTGTATGGTCTGAGGATGGTTCTGAACTAGATATTGATAGAGTTATGTCAGGTGACCCACAGCACTGGGTTAGCACTAAGCGTAACGGTAAGAAGAGAGTTATCAGGCTAGGCGTCAATGTTAGCATGTCAGGTGGCAATGGTGCTAGCACCTTTGCCAAGAATGTGGGCCTAGCTTACGTAGTTTGCGAAGCGCTTGAGAATCTAGGTTATGGTGTTGAGATTGTAGCTGTGGATGCTTGTTACTATAGCGGTGGCTATAACAAGTTAAGCAATAAACAAGATGAGACAGCCACTATTATTCCGCTTAAAAGGTCTGATGAGCCTGTCGATATTAACAGGGTTGGTTCTGTTGGATTTTCAGCCATGCTAAGATATTACAATTTTATTTGTGCTAGCATGATTTATAGACAGGCTGGTGGTACTTGCTGGGAGACTAGTGATGAGATGAAAGCCTTCATGAATGTTGACTTACTGGTTGAGACAGCGTTTAGCACAGGCGATGAAAAAGAACAGGCGACTAGAGTAGTTAGAGCCATAGATAAAATCATTAATAAATAAAACAATACAAGGAGAACAAGATGAATAAAATAAAAAATCAGGACTGGATAAAGCTTAATAAGAAAAAAACTTGTTTAGTTCAATTACATGATAAAAATCAAAAGCCAACACTGGAGGAGTTACAGGCCATGGTTGGCGGTCCCGTACAAGTTGCTATGGATGACCAAGATTTAAGGGTTCAAATAATAGTTGATGAGGAGGGTAAATTAAAGGGTAAACCAATGAATGAAGAAGCCACTGAATATTGGTTTAGATTATTACAGCTTGATACCAATCCTGATGAATATTATACATATGAAGAGTTTGTTAGCAAGGTAGACTGGATAGCTGGCGACGCCATTGTATTGCATGGTGGTGCTAGGCTAGACTAAGTTGAAATACTGAACGCAGTGATGCGTGCAGTATATAGCGTAGGCTGGGAACCTTGCTACTGATGAGACAACCCATATAATCGTAAAATAAAGGAAAATAGCGATGAAAAACAAAAAGACAGGTAAGAAGTCAATCAGCGTAGTTGTTGATGTAAAAAATAGTAAAATAGTTAAAAAATCATTCAATGTAGCTGAGGGTTCTATTATTGATTTACCAATCAGTATGGCTAGCTTAACGCTCAGGGGTGTTATTTTACAGCACAGGGCAACCATAGACAGCTTGAAACATCTATCTAGTATTATGGAAGAAGAAAATGATAAAGATAGTATGTCAATGTCAGCAATTAGGGCGCTTAAACATATAATCAGAACAAAGAAACATCGTGATTCGCTTGAGTTGTTGGGTGATATATTTAAAACACATCCTGAACTTGAGGGTTACGCTATAGCATTTAATGACAGTATTACACAAATAA